TCACAAACGGTGCTGCCATTACCAAAAGTAAAAAAGCAAAAATTATTATCTATTCAAAGCCAGGTAACGGTAAAACAACGGTTGCTGGGTTATTACCGGGTAAAACCTTAGTCCTGGACATTGATGGGACAAGCCAAGTGTTATCGGGCTATGAAAATGTAGACGTAGCTAAGATTGATGGTGAAAATCCACATGATAGCATCTTACAGTTTTACGCACTGGCCAAAGCGAACATCAGTAAATACGATAACATCTTTATCGATAATTTAACGCATTACCAAAAGTTATGGTTACTAAACAAAGGCGAGAAAACAAAGTCTGGAAGACCAGAATTACAGCATTACGCTTTATTGTATGACCATTTACTAAGATTAGTAGAAACATTTAATTCATTAGATGCAAATGTTATTTTTACAACTTGGGAGACAACGAGAAACATTATTCATGATGATGGACAACAATATACACAATTTATCCCGGACATTCCAGACAAAATTGTTAATCACATTATGGGAATTGTTCATGTTGTAGCGAGATTAATTAAAAAATCGGATGGGACAAGAGGATTCATCTTAGAAGGTGACCAAAGTATATTTTCCAAGAATCACTTAGATCAACGTAAAGGTTGCTTGCAAGAAGAATTAATAGTGTCATCCACAAACTAAAATACAGGGGGAAATAAACAATGGGTTTTAAATTTAAATTTGATGAAGAAAATGCATCTGCATCTCAAGGGTTTGAACTTGTAAAGGAAAATAAATATGAAGTTACTATTATAGGTGCCGAAGCGAAAGAATGGCAAGGACAATATTCTATTGGATTTGATGTAGAAATCCGTTCGGATATTGTGCAAGAACATCAAGGGGCAAAACTCCTATATAACAGTTTATATCTAACTACTAATATTGAGGATTATAAAGAGGACACTAAAAGAAAACGGGACTTATTCTTTGCAGCTTGCGGCTACACAGGTAAACAAGAATTAGACTTAGATGTTGTTGTACGTGAGATTGTAGGTAAAACGGTTTTAGGTTACGTAAAACACGAAACAAAGAATGATAAAACATACGCTAAAGTCAAGTTTGTGGCACCGTCAAAAGCAACTCCACTTCAACTAAGTGGACCTCCAATTAGCGTTGGGGATGACGATCTACCATTCTAAATAAAACTTAATAGAGAGGTTGGTTTTAACCGACTTCTCTTTTTTATACCCTAAAAGGCTAATCGGAGGGCGAAATGAAAAAGAATCCATACAATTTTAATGAAATTCCTGCCGAGTTAAAGGCCCTTCCTCAGTGGATATTGTGGAAGTTCGAAATGGTAAACAAACCAAAGTTCCGTGTCAGGTAACTGGTGAAATGGCCCAAGCAAATAACAGGCGTACTTGGTCAACGTTTGCAACAGCGGTCAAATTCTACTTAGAAGGCGACTATGACGGAATAGGATTCGTGTTTAGTAGGCAGGACAACTATATAGGAATAGATATTGATAAGTGTGTTGTGGACGGAAAAACAAATACTTTTGCAGCAGAAATTATCGATACATTAGACAGCTATACAGAGTTTTCACCATCAGAGAAAGGCATCCACATCATCATCAAAGGTAGCCTTCCACAATCTGTTTTAGGTACTGGAAGGAAAAATACAAAACACGGTTTAGAAATTTACTCATACGGCCGATTCTTCACCTTTACTGGAAATCGTGAAAATTCTAATGATGTGTATGATCGTACGGATGAACTAGCGGAAGTGTTTGAACAGTATTTTGATGATAGTGATATCCAAGGGCGAGTAAATTTAGCGGAATTTGAAAAAGATGAAATTAAAATTTCAAATGAAGCATTATGGGAAAGAATGTTTCGCAGTAAAAATGGCGATAAAATCCGGTCATTATTCAATGGGAATTTAATAAATAATGATCATTCTGGAAGCGATCAGTCTTTATGTAATCACTTAGCATTTTGGACAGGGAATTCGGCGCCTCGAATGGATGCAATGTTTCGTGAATCAAGCCTTATACGTGATAAATGGGACGTTATCCATTTCAGTGATACAAACGAAACGTATGGTGAAAGAACAATAGCAGAGGCTATTTCAGCGACTCCCACAACTATCTTAGATAACAAACAGCAATTCGAAGAATTCTCATTTAATCTCCACAATGACGAGGATAGTGAAGATGAAGCAAGACCAACAAATCGAAAATTCATGCTTACTGAAATGGGAAATGCAGAACGTATTGTAGCTGAATATGGACACGTAATTCGTTTTGTAAATGGTTCTGGTTGGTACACATGGGATGGGAAGCGTTGGAAAGAAGATAAAAGCAGGAAAGTTGAACGCATTACTTCAAAAACCCTTAGGAAGTTATTAAAAAGTGATGATGAATATGAAATCAAATGGGGTAAACAATGTGAAAAACGTGCAATTCGCATGAATAGTATCAAGGATATGATTCCACTGGTACCTGCTCAACGAGAAGAATTCGACACTCACCAATATTTATTAAATGTAGAGAACGGTGTGGTTGATTTAAAAACGGGTGAATTGTCACTACATGATCGTGATTTAATGCTCACAAAATTGATAAACATCGAATTTAAAAAAGGAGAAGATTGCCCGAATTGGAAGGCATTTTTAGAAAGTATTTTCAAAGATGCAGAAGGGAATACAGATTACGAATTAATAGACTTTATTCAAAAATCGATTGGATATTCATTAACAAGTGATATATCAGAACAAGTTATGTTTTTCCTTTATGGTAGTGGACGAAATGGTAAATCCACATTCATTAATACTATTAAAAACTTATTAGGTGATTATGCAAAGCAAACAAATAGCGAAACATTTATTAAAAAGAAAAATGATAATGGTGCCAATAATGACATTGCTCGTTTAGCTGGATCACGTTTTGTATCAGCTGTTGAGAGTGAAGAAGGACAACAATTATCAGAAGGCTTAGTAAAGCAAATTACTGGTGGTGAACCAATTACAGCTAGATTCTTAAGACAAGAATATTTTGAGTTTCAACCAGAGTTTAAAGTGTTTTTTACAACTAATCATAAACCGATTATCAAGGGTATTGACGAGGGGATTTGGAGAAGGGTCCGAATGATACCATTCACTGTAACAATTCCAAAAGAAAAAATAGATCGCAAACTTCCTGAAAAGTTATCCTTGGAGATTTCAGGAATATTGAATTGGGCAATCGAAGGTTGTTTAAAATGGCAACGTGAAGGATTGGGCGAGCCGAAATCAATTAGAGTAGCGACAGATAAATATAAGGAAGAAATGGATATAATCGAACCATTTATACTCGATATGTGTTTTTTGAATCCTCTTGCAAAAATCGAGGCGAAAGAGTTATATACTGCCTATTCTCGATGGTGTGATGATGAAGGGGAAATCGCTTTAAAGAATCGTACTTTTTACAGATTGCTAGAAAATAAAAGCATTCAAAAAAAACGTGGAGCCAAAAACAAGACGTTTTTAAATGGTATCGGGTTACAAAAAGAGAGTTACAAATATTTACAAAAAGAAGATGAATCAGTAACCTCGAGCAACCCAGAAAAACATTCAGTAACCCCATTTAAACTATCATGAAATCCTTATGTATCAAGGGTTTATAGTTGATTATTTTTTGTTGGGTTATTGGAGGTTACTTATTTTCCTATAATCCAAAAATAATAAATATATAAATATATATTATATTATTCTCGGTTATAGCGATTCGAGGTAACCCATAGTAACCTTTGAGGAGAAAACGACATCTAAGCATTGATATGGCAACGTTTTTGATGGGTTACTAAAGTGAAATTATAGGGATATTGTGTTACTGAAAATGAAGGAGAGAAATTTTCGTGAACATTAAACCAATTGAAACAATATATAAAGGTTATCGTTTTCGGAGCCGTTTAGAAGCTCGATGGGCTGTATTTTTCGATGCATTAGGTATTAAGTGGAGATATGAAAATGAGGGATATGATCTTGGGAAGTTAGGCTGGTATTTACCTGATTTTGAAATTGAAACAGAATCATTTGGAAAATGGTTTGTAGAAATTAAAGGGGATAAAAACGATATTGTCGGTATTAAAAAAGCTCAATTTTTAGATCATTATACACCAGATGAATTTATGGGGTGTCGGATATTTAGCCAATTAGAGATATTAAATCTGAATGGTTATGTTGATTCAATAAATGCGGAAATGTTATGCGTTAGTGTTTCGGATTATAATCGAGCAATTATTAAAGCGAAGCAAGCACGTTTTGAACACGGAGAAATACCATTATGAAAGTATTAGAAATCATAAGCACAATTTGGAAATCAGGCGCAAATATCTATCTTGATCCGAAGGATGGACGAATCGGAATAAAGAGACAGGAATTAATTCCACCAAAAGTAATGCAAGCTGCTGAGAAAAATTTCAATGGTATTGATACTTGGTTTAAGTCCTGGAAGGATGCAAACAACGAAAAGATTACAATCTTGAAG